GCCCTTCGGGGCTTGCACACTATCCTTGATAAGTATATAATGAAGTGTTGGTTAATTAATTAGGAGAACGAAAATGGTTAGAGAAATTAGTCCTCATGCTGGTGCGGCAAAAATGATTCGCCAGTACATGAGAGCAAACGGTATTGCTGGTCGTGTCAATGCGGATAGCTATGCTGGTGGAAGTAGCGTGAATGTGTACGTTGATGATATGCCACCAGCCGCCTATCACGCACTTGAAGTTTATGCGAACCAATACCAATACGGTAATTTTGATGGGATGCAGGACTTGTACGAGTACAGCAACGTGAATCGTGATATTCCTCAAGTGAAATATGTCTTTGTAAATAATCGGATTAGCGATGAAATGCGCCAACAAATTTGGGAGTTTGCAGTTGGCTACTACGAAGGAATGGATGGTGCGCCAGCACTAGCGCAAGATGCTGGAATGTTTCATCATTCTGGCATGAGAGTGTGGGGAGATATAATAATCCATCGTGAGTTTCGTGATGCTAATAGCGGTTTTTGGAACTTCGTAAATAATGCACAATTAGTTGCTTAATTCACTTGACACTATCCTTAATAAGTATATACTGAATGTGTAGGTTGATTATTTAGGAGAACGAGATGGAAATGCAACAAGCAATTGGAGTTATTGAGAATTACGCAGTTTGTCACTATCAGGGCTGTTTCATGGAAGCGTTGTTTCAGATAGGTGACTTGGTTCGTGCTGGTGAAGCTGGAGCAGAAGAAGTGGTTGCCTATCAAGCCTTCATGCTTCCAGCCGATGAGTTTTTTCATTAATTAAGGAGATTACGAAAATGGCAATACTTAAAACTTATGTTTATTTTGAAGTAAAAGATGAAGGATTTTACATACCAAGTTTTTTAACACTTGAAGAAGCTGAACAGCACGTTGCCCAGTATGCGACAAAAGATTATGACTCTGAAGAAAATAAACAATACTGGACTAACAGAAAACCAAATTTACGCATTGTAAAAGTTACTACAACAGAAGAATCTGTTTAATAAATAGCCCTTCGGGGCTTGACTTTAAACCTAATAGGTATATACTGAATGTGTAGGTTAATTAATTACTGGAGATTACGAAAATGAACTTGGAAAAATTGTTGAAAAATGTTCCTGAAATTGTTGTTGATGTTGTATGGAACGAAGATAAAACTGATTTAGTAGATGTGTATGGAAAACCACACGCTTTCATTCGTGATGATATGTTGTTTGTAAGTGGTGAGCATGGTGATGGTGCTTGTGATTATTACGGTGAATATCGTGGTGGTTGCGCTTGGATTAATCCGATACTTGAGAAATTTGCGGCTGATAACAAATGTTATTGGGAGTGGGAGAACGCAGGTTGTATTGTATTGAATCAAGATTAATTATTGAAGGAAACGAAAATGGAAAAATTAGAAACAGTACAAGCGTTCGGAGTTAAGTTTGATGTCTATTATACTTATCATACCGAAGCTGACCCATTAGGAACTGGTGACAGTCCTACCGAACACGAGATTGATATTTACTCAATCGAAGATATTACTGGTACACAAAACCTTCAAGACCTTTTAGGTGAATCAGTAATAGAAAAAATCATGCAAGAAATTAATTTAATTGAAGCAAGGAGATAATCATGGAACTTTACTTAACATTCTTTTTTAGCGGAATTGTTACTGTAATTGTTTTGCTTGATGCTTGGAATCGATAATGAGCCAAGAGCAATTTGAAGTAGAAGTAATTCAAGAAATTTACATAAAGGAAAACGAAATGAAAAATATTTATTCAGCATTTATTAAAGCACAACAGCAATTTGCTCCAGCTTTAAAGTCCTCACTTAATCCGCATTTTAAAAGCAAGTACGCCAGTTTAGATAATTGCATTGAAGCAGTCATTGATGCTTTTAACGACAATGGCATTGGCTTAATTCAGCAAACGCATGAAGCTGAAAGTGGCGTGATTATCGAAACAATCTTAATACATACATCAGGTGAGCAGTTAAGCGGCGGTAAACTGTTTGTACCAGCCACCAAGCTAGATGCTCAAGGATTTGGTTCTGCACTTACCTACGCTCGTAGATACAGTTTAATGGCTACGTGTGGCATAGCCCCTGAAGATGATGATGGTAATGCGGCAAGTAAGCAACCAGTTAAACAATCTCCAGCACCTAACTTGAAACCACCAGTTTTAGATATATTCAAATTTAAACAAATGTTAATTTCATCTAAGGATGAAGTAGAACTTAAAACTGCATGGGCAACAATATATCCTCAAATAAAAAATACCGAACATTTATCGGTAGTTCAGAAAGAGTATGACGATATGAAATCTTTATTTAATGTATAGGAAATAACCAAAATGACACAAGTTGAACGATTGTTAGAACATCTAAAAGTGAACCAAGTGATTAACCCATTAACAGCATGGACAGAACTTGGAATATACCGACTATCTGCCGTAATCTTTTTATTAAGAAAAGCTGGTTATGAAATTGAAACCAATTTAGTTAAAGTTCTTAATAAATTTAATGAACCTGTAATGTTTGCTGAATATAAATTTATTACTAATATTGCGGAAGAAGTAAAAGCTCATACTGATGCGCTGGCATATAAGAAAGCGAGTGAAGAACATGGGCGGAAGGACTTTTATAAGTGGTTTGCAGAAAACCCACTCAGTCCTTTGGCTTCGATACACCTTATGATGATTGAACGGGAAATTGCGGCTTCCAAAATTGGAGTTATCTAATGTTTATCCTACATTCCTTTTATAAATTATCACCGCCCAATAGTAAATTAGTGTTACTACGTGAGAAAAAGATTAGAGCGTTAAAAATTGAAATGGGCGATAAATATTTACTTGCGAAACCAATACAAAGAAAGGATGCGAAATGACTTCACTATATTTACTGACTGCCGAATATAAAGCAGTTGAAGCTAAACTAGAAACAATGGATTTAGATGCTCAAACAATCGCAGATACATTAGAAAGTGTATCTGGTGACTTTGAAGAAAAAGCAATCAACGTGGCTATGTTTATCCGCAATCTTGAAGCGAGTGCGGCGGCTATTAAACAAGCTGAATCAGATATGTCTGACCGTAGAAAAGCTCAAGAAAAGAAAGCGCAAGTCATGAAAGACTATCTAAAAGACAATATGCAAGCGTGTGGCAAGATTAAAATTGAATCGCCATACTTTGCCTTAACAATTAAAAAGAACCCTTCAGCAGTCGTTATTGATGATGCTGGAGCTATTCCTAGTGAGCTTTACACATATCCTGTAGCTCCTGAACCATTCCCCGATAAAAAAGCAATCGCTGAAGCCATTAAATCGGGGTTAGTAGTAAATGGCGCACATCTTGAACAAGCATCAAGACTCGAAATTAAATAAAGGAAATATCATGGCTAGTGTAAATCGTGTAATTTTAATCGGCAATGTAGGTAATGACCCTGAAGTAAGGTTCATGCCTAATGGGGATGCTGTCGCTAACTTCAGTATTGCCACCACTGACCAATGGAAAGATAAATCAGGACAAAAGCAGGAAGCTACAGAATGGCATCGAATTGTGATGTATCGCAAATTAGCGGAAATTGTGCAATCTTATGTAAAGAAAGGTGCTTCTCTTTATATCGAAGGGCGTTTACAGTCACATAAATGGACTGATAAAGCTGGTAATGAACGCATTACAGTTCAAATTATTGGTGAACAGTTGCGCATGCTTGGCGGTAAACAGGATAATCATGGTGCAGGTGGTGAACCAACTAATCAAAGTGCTGGAGCTGGTGCTAACTACAATACACCAATTGAAGATATAGATAGTGACATTCCTTTTAATTAGGCTGAACTGAAACAGCCTAAACAACAGTAATGGTGAAAGCGGATTCCGCAAGGTGCAGCGAGTAGCCTTTTTTTAAGGATAACGAAAATGACTAAAGAAGTTGTACCACTCTACACCCACCCTGTATTTTTAGCACAAGGAAGCAAATTAGTCGCTGGGCATGAAGGCGTATTTGTTGAGGACAAAAATCTTAAGCAACAGAAACAATGGCAGGGGTTGAGTGATGAGGAGATATGGGATATAGCTAACTTTTTAGGTAAGAATAAAGAATGGGATTATCCAGTCATGTTTGCTAAAACTATTGAGAAGGTTTTAAAGGAGAAGAACACATAATGTTATCTAGTTTAGTAAGCCAATTGTTATACATTCCACCAGCAAAAAAAGTTACATTACGCAATCCTTTATGTCCTAAGTGTAAAGAACGCCCACGCTCAATTTCGGCAGTAAGTGGTAAAATTGCTGATTATTGTGTAGAGTGTAAGCGTGAAATTACTTTAAAAACAAGACTAAAGGCGCAAGCGTTAAAAAATGTTAGGTAATCTAATCTCTCAATTATTAAATATTCCCGTTAAAGCAGAAGAACCTATCTGTCCTATGTGTAAGAAGCGACCTAGACACCGTACCGCTATCAATGAGCGTTTAACCAGTTATTGTATTCAATGCCATAAGGAAATTAAGAGAAATGCCAAATAAAAATTCTATTACTGGCGATTCAATAGTGACTAAGCCTAGTAAAACTTATTCAGATAATTATAATTCTATTTTTCGTAAACCAAAACGTATTCATACTGATGAAGAAATAGCTAACTGGAAATACGCAAATGAAGAAGTAAAAGGCTTGGAGTGGGATAATGAATCTGACTGATGAAGAAATGAAAGAATTGCGTAAATTGCTTAAGTTGCCACGCAAATGAGCGATATAAATGAATTACAAAATTTAATAGAAGATTGTTGGAGTGTAGGAATTAACTTCCCTAATGTGATGGATGAAAATGATTATGCGGTTTTATTTGCCATTGCTAAGTTGCTTTTATTACATCGTAATCGATTAACAAAACAACAAGAATTAGCTTGATTGCGTTATCATTTTAATAGCTCGTTCTTGAACATCATTTATTCTAGCCAACCATCCATTAATAAACCCTGATTGCGATGGTCTTTTAGCAACGATGTTTCTATAAAAAGATTCTTTTTGGTCACTAAAGGCTCTAATTAATCCTAGTTGGTCTTTACCTTTTGTTAAAGCCAAAGTAATAGAACCAAGAACACCATCAATGTCCGTACCAACTGATTTTTGAAGCAATTTAACTGACATTCCTGTTCCACTATTAATTGCCATGTCAAAAACACAATAATCAATTCCTGAAGGTAAATCGGAGCAACGGCAAGCGTTCCAGTACTGATTTAAATAGATGGTTGATACATCCATATCGGAAATTAGTTTTAAGTCGTTAGGCGTTAAGTGTGTGTTCTTCTTGTAGATTCTATACGTTTCTAGCGTAATACCTTTCATAGTAGCACCACCACTATCTAAAGGATTGTCGGAAAAACCACCTTCACTTGCTAAAACATAATGTAATGATGCTTCAAAATTACTCAGCATTAATAGTTGCCTGTTCAGCCGCCCATGTTTGAGCATTATCTAATTGAAGCGTAGTTGCCAAACAATCATTTGCTAATTTTTCGTAGTCGGTACGAGATACTGCGTTGGCGGTGTTGTCGTTAGGCTGGTTGGTAGAATTGGGAACGCTGGGCATTTCGCTACTATCGGTTTTTCCACTTGGGTTGCACACCCTGTAATCAATACCAGCAACATTATGATGGCTGTAATAATCATTATTTGAACTAAGACTTTGTTTAAGGTTGAGGTTTTCATCTTGAGTGACCTTTTGAGAATTGATATTAGTAGCAATGGTTTTATTGTCTGCAATGGCAACCGCTTGTAAATCTAATACTTGTTGTTGATTCCATAAAGATTGAATTTTAGCTTTGCCTGATTCATAGCCTTTATAGAATGTTACAGGCAAAATAATAACAATTGCACCAATAATAGCTAACTGTTTCCAGTACATTAGTAAAAAAGGCATTATTTTTCACTCCAATTTTTAGCAGCTATGGCTATGCCAAGTGCAGCAATACCCTCAGCAAAATCGCTAAATTGTGGACTGATAACTGTGCCAAATTTAAACAACATTTCAATCCCACCAATAAAAGCAATAACCCTATAAGCGCAAATTGTTTGATTATCACGTTCACTTAATATGTTATGTAACCAAGTTTTAATCATAATTTTCTGTTAGCAATTTTATTATTCCAAATTTTACTATCTTGCTCTACATCAGGATTTAAACTTTTAAAATTACCTAAATGTCCAAAAGCTAGATGACAATTAATTCCATTATGTTTTGATTCACACAATACAATTAAATTATTAGAATCAAGTTCTAATGCAGGGTTTAAATGAAAAGGCATTTTATGATGAACTTCTAGTTTTTCATTTTTTCCACAAACTGCACATACAGGATTAGCATTTAAAAAGTCTTTACGAACAGAAGCCCATTTACTAGACCTTTTAGAAGCCATTGGATGCTTGCCTTGTACCACTCCAATTAAATGGGTAATTATTCTCATGACTTATCAGCCTTTGCATCTAATCTATCGAATAATTTATTTAACATCTCTTTTAATTCTCGCACATCTTGGCGGTAATCATCACGAGCCACATATTCTTTAGGTAATTCTTCTCTTAGCTTAGATAAATCTTTTTTTAATTCATCTACTGCATACCATAATACTCTAGCAAACCAGCCAATTACTGAC